TCATAGTCGGCATACCACATGGGCACGCTGTAGCGGGCGGTTGCCAGTGCCTGCAGAGTGTCGAGATCAATTGCCTGCCCTGCGCTGTCTTTCGGGCGTTCCGTGGTCTTCAGTGCGGACAGCGCCCCGGTTGCCACACGCGCCGGACTGTCAGCAATGGTGACGGCGCTGTTACACAGACGGCCGGCAAGAACGCCCGGTTCAAATCCAAAAATTTCCGGAACCAGCATGATTTGCGGGGCGGCGATGCCTTCCTGTAGCGTGGTCAGTTCAGCAACGTAATCTGCCCAGGTTTTGCTGCCGTTATTGGCGGCAATGGTCAGAATGAACCAGATGCGGCGCTGATATTTATTGATGATGGTCTGACGTAACGCCTGTATGGCGTTGATGTCATCCTTCGTGCTGACCGGTTCGGTGATCACCACGCCTTCAACTGAAACAGTTTCCTGAGCCGCCAGTATGGCGTTCTGCCATACCTGGCAGGCTGGCGTCGCTTCTTTGCCCCTGCCGGCTTCCGGCAGAACGGCAACATAGAAAAAGGCATTCTGTCCGGCATTGGTCAGCGCAGACCGAAGGAAGTTCTTCAGCGGGCTGGCGTTCGTTCCCAGTAGCTCATCCAGATCACTGTTGGCATTAACCGGCAGAACCTTACCTTTGTTGTTTTGTGCATTGCCCACAAACAGCAGCGTATTTTCCACGCCGTCCGGCGAGCTACTGAACGTGTTGTACTGTTCAATTGTGACAGATGGCCAGGTCATAATTTGTCTCCTGATTTTGTTATCTCGTGCCGCCGTAATGCAGGCTGCGCAGCTGCGCCTCCAGAATGCGGGCAAATTCAGCATTACTGGCTCCCAGAAATGCGCGGGAGGGGATTTTGATTTCCCATACACGTTTTTTCTGCTCGCCTTTCAGAATGCTGATCACCAGTCCGGCCTGCGCCATACTCATGTTTTCCATAATCCATTTCATGGAAGGTTTTCTGCGCCCCCTGCGTCCGTTTTTTTTGCTGACTGCGCCGACGGGGGCGCGAAAGCCCAGAGAAAGAAGGCGTTCTGCCTGCCGTCGTGTGGCGGGACGAGGGCGCATGGCTTCGCTGTCCCGGCGTTTTGTGGCGCGGCCTTTGATGGTTGCGCCGTGCTGTTGCACCCACGCGACCGCCCCACCATGAGAGCCGGTGTTGTAATCCCCTTTTTTGAAGAAAAGGCAGACACTTTTCCCGCTGCCGTCAACCCTGATGGCCAGCAGTTTCGGCAGTCCCAGCAGCATTTTGTTTTTATACCTGCCGCTGGCTTTATCCGGTCTTTTTCGTGGTGCCCAGGCTGCCCCCTCCGGTGTTCGCTGTGCTTTCACATTGCGTCGTGCAGCCGGTATCAGGCCGTATTTCGCAATGCGAACCAGCAGCCTTCTGGCCTTTGCCGGCGGAAGTTCTGCCTCTCTGATGGCGCGACGAACCTGCCGGAGTTGTGACTCGTTAATCACGGGGCGCGTCATGGCATCACCTGGCAGTGAAGCTGATGCGCCTGAGCCACCCAGATTTCAGGCTTTTCCAGCTGGTAACGTTTCCCGCCTCTGGGGATGGGGCCGTTTTCGTCCTCAATCAGGGTGATGGGATCAACCAGCGGCAGACTGATTTCCAGCCATGCCACTTCATTTTCATCATCCACTTCGACGTCAACGGCTGGCGCATCCGGTGCCAGGCGCTGGCGCAGGTCGCCGCCGTTGTCTGCCAGCCAGGCTTCAACCAGAGAGAACACCAAATCCGGATTCAGTTTGCGGTAGGGCCATGCGTCCCATCGCAGAAAAGCCGTATATTTTCGAACCTGCGTACATAACTGCCCGTGCCCCAGCGACTTCGTGAACGGAACGAGCGTGATGTCATCCATGTCACTGGTGAACGGAATGCGTGCGCGTGCCGGCAGATTGTTTTCAATGAATGCCGTCAGGCTGGCGAGTTGCGTCATACCATTTCCTTAATCAATCAGCGCGATGGATGCACGCGGTCGGCCCAGCAGCGCCCGCACCGCCATGGCCGCTTCAGCCAGCAACGTCCGGCGGCTTTCGCTGACTTCTGATGATGGCTGCGCCTCGCGCCGCCCCACGCTGGCAGATTCCGGCAAAAGATCGGCCTTTGCGCGGGCATACACAGCCTTGGTGTACAGTGCTGTAATGTGGTTCTGCATCCGTTCAGGTTGTGCATCCGTATTGCGCGGCTCTGGTTGCAACACGGTGTAACCCGGAATATCAGCGGCCCGGATGTGGCCCTGTTCCTGCCAGTATTCACGGCGTGCAGCCAGTTCAGTGTTAATCTCTGTTACCGCGCAAAGCAGCGCCGTCAGCACCGTTTCGTGTGACGTGACGGCGGGGATGCTGCGGCTCTTTTCAAAATCGCCGGCATCAATATCCGGCCAGAATCCATCGTTCTGAATAATGGCCTGCTGATAGTGAATGCTTTTCCCGTCAAACATGCTCACTCCGGGGAAAGGCGGGCTGACCGGTTTCCGCAGTGTGCTGATGGCTTTTACCGGCACACCTCCACCGCGCCCGCCCGGTTGTTGGGAGTCGTTTACGTGCCCTGCAACGCGCGCAGTCTTGCGGCAATGCGCTGGCGCAGGGTTTTCACCTGAATTTTTGGATGCAGCCAGGCAGCCTGTTCCAGACACTGGTCGGCCTGTTGCAGTCTCTCCGGATCGTTAATTGCACTGGCCAGCGGTTTACCGTCATCGCCGCGCAGCAGCAGGACGCCTGCAAAGCGCCAGTAGCGGGCAGCAAGGCGTTCATTCACGCGCCATTTGTCACGGATTTTTTCAAACACCTGCTGAAAATATGGCGCGATACTGTTCCCACGTTCAGCTTCGGTTTCTGCCCATTCAAGAATGAAATGGACCACAAACGTTGGCAGCTCGCTTTTGAAGTTCTCCGGCGTCTTTTGCCCCTGCTCAATGGCAATGTCAGCCCACTGCAGCGCCATCTCAAACTGCCCGGTATCGAACAGCCAGATGATGCAGTACACCAGAATGGGATTCTGATAGACGCGTTCCCCCTCCAGATAAGCCTGTGCGTGTGGCAGCCAGCGGGGCAGCAGCGTGTTCCGTTTGAATTCCAGCTTGTCAGACAGCAGCTCCATGTTGTGCAGTTGTCTGATGTCATTATCCAGTGCCATCAGCTTAATGTGCTGACTCTCTGTGCTGATGGCGCTCCCGTCCGTTCTGGTCATGAGCGCCGCACGGCGCTCATCCATCTGTCGGGCACGTTGTCGCTGCATTGGCGTTGGCATACCGTGCGCTCCGTTTATCAGGCGATGGTGACCGCAGACTCATCCACGGCAGCATATAAATCCGGATCGCCCAGGGCGTACCCCTCGTAACGCCAGTATGAGTTTTCGAACTGTTTGCGATCGCCCACATCTTCCGCTTTACGACGGCGGGAACCCTTCAGCGTCAGGATCTGCAGGTTTGGCAGCATGGTCACCACCATACGTTTGCCCGGCATAAACGGCGGAATGATGGCCTTGCGGCCTGCAATGTTCTTCGTCAGCAACTGTGCGGCCACTTTTTCGGTAGGCTTGTCCTCTTTGTTGTAGAGGCGCAGCTCCTCGGCGGCCACAAGGTCAGCACCAACCAGCACGGTAAGGCGTGGATCGTTGTGATACTGCGCCGGGATGTAAGTGCGGATCAGATCGGACGCCATGGCATCCAGCCCCACGTAATCGCCGCCGTCACCCAGGGTAACGGCGTCTGTCAGAATACGGGAGGTATTGCCTGGCTGTTCTCCCCACTTACGGGCGATTTCATGCCAGCCGATGTTGACGTCTTCGCCGTTCGGGTGACTTTCCGGGTCAGAGTTTTCCGCTGCTGTTTTACCGTTAAAGCCAATGCGCAGCATATCCAGCGCAAAGTTGGTGACGGCGGCGGAGTTCATCAGGTTGAAAAATTCCTGCGGGCTGCCGGCATTCGCCCAGATGGCGAGTTGTTCCCAGGTGATCACGCAGCAGGAATCAGTTTCAACGAGTTTAAATTCGTTGCCTTTGATGCCCGAACCTTTAGCGAAACGACCGCTTTTCACGCGACCGGTGCGCAGTGTGGATTCGCCCACGGTGACGACCTGCCCCTGCGGGTGCGGAACGTCCATGCAGGTGATGAAATTCAGAAACTCCGTGCTTTCCAGCAGGGCTTTACGCAGAGCAATACTGCGTGGCTCGGTCAGCGAAAAGAAACGATCGCTTGATTTCCCGCAGTCACTGAATGTTTTTTGCAGTTCGCTGATGTACTGATTAACCAGCTTTTGTGCTTCTGGTGTCATGTTCATTGAGTTCTCTCCGGTTACACCAGGTTAAAAGTTTCGCCACCGGCCGGATTGTTGCCCGGCAGCTTCGTGGCGTCCTTGCTGAGTTCAGCAAATGCGGTTTCCATACTGGTAACCTTCTCCGCGATGGCGTTCACTGTGGAGAACAGCTTTTCGCCCTGCTCGGTGGTCAGCGTGAAGGTTTTGTCGTCCTTGTTGTTCTGTTCTGCGTTGTCCTGCCCCTGATCGCCGGTGCTGCCTTCCGGCTTGTTATCACCGGTATCTTTCGGGGCATCCTTCGCGCTGAACTGCGCGACGTTTTCTTCCAGTTTGTCCAGGCGTTCGCCGGTTTTGTTGATAGCGTCCATCAACTGGCCGAACTGTTTTTCGTTCATATCGTTTTCCTGTTTGTTGCGTCCCACGGAGAAAAGGCCGGAAAAGAAACTGCGTTTGGCCTGCTCGTCGTCAGACTGCAGCGTGAAATTCAGTTCTTCTGCATTCCCCATGTGAATGGAATCTCCCTGCGAAAATTGCAGGCGGGTGGTGTTGATGCTGGCCGGTGTGTCAGTCACAGCGATACCGGATACAAAGAATTTGCCTGTTCCCAGGTAGTTTTCCTTTACCTCTATGGAGGTGAAAAGTTTTTGTCCAGCCTCGTTGGCTTCGGTCAGAAAGCGGTTGGGTATCAGGCGGGCTTTCAGCTGCACTTTATCACCGACTTTTTCCGCCTTCAGTGCATCAACAAGACCATAGTTATTGGTGAAAGCACGCCAGCCGGCGCTGGCATGAAACGGCCAGAGCATGGCGGTGTGTTCGTCCGGGTTATAAACCTCGGCGGCATCCGTCAGCCACTTTGGATCAATTTCCCGACCGTCGATGGTGGGGCCTGAAGTGGCTACGACCACCCAGTCTGTTTTCAGTTTCGACATCTGAATTAACCCGCTGATAAAAATTAAACTGGCGTTATTTAACGGAGAAATAAAAATGTCGTCATCTGATTAATTTCCGGTACTTTCGGATATGCGTATATATCCGAAAAATACCGAAAAGCGATATTCGTTTTTAAAAAAGCCTTTGCTGAAAATGCATAAATTAAAATTGCATCAGCAGGTGAGGTTTATTTATGGCGTATTCTGATGAGGTGATTGCTGCTGCAAAATCGCTCTATCTGAAAAGACACACACCAAAAGAAATACAAAAGAAGCTCGGACTGAACAGCCCGCGAATTGTTTATTACTGGGCGACAAAGTTTGAGTGGTACACACAGCTTAATACTGAAGGCGTGGAAGATGTTATCGCCCGTCGTCTCGCTGTACTGGCGGAGCGTGATCATAAAACGCCGGAAGAGCACGATGAACTCGATCGCCTGATTGGTCATCACGTCAAACTGATGTCGGTCAGGAACAAGCACACGGAACGAATGGCCGAGATTGAACGAATGGGAGCGGATATTCCCCAGTCTGGTCGTTATGGAAAAGAAGAACGCGGAGAAAAAGGTGCAGGTAAGAAAGAGCGCCCCCGCAAAGCTAATGACGTTTCCGGACTGACTGCTGAAAGTTTTGAGCCGTTTACGAAAAAGTTGTTTGCTTATCAGTTGCATCTGCGTGAAAACAAATTCCGCCGTGTACGCAACCTGCTTAAATCCCGCCAGATTGGGGCGACGTATTACTTCGCGTTTGAGGCATT